CTTGGCTAGACATTTTTCTAAAATGTCCATATGGTCATTACCACAATCTGCGGCAATTTTAATTCTGTATCCGTATTCTTTACTAAATGCTTCTGCTATGTATTGCTTTAATTCCATTAGAAACTCCAAATTCTATATAATGTTATTTATCATTTTTTACATTTTCATCTTTAATTATTCTTAAAAGATCGTTTCTGTCAAAAACAGTAGCAGTAACACCTTCAGTTTCACCAGAACCTTTATCACTGAATTTATCTATTCTAGCCTTTTTAAGCATAAGGTCTATTTGTTGTAACTTTGCTTTTGTTTTGGCATCACTGGCATCTAAGGCTATTTTAAGCATATTACTTGCTTCTGCAAATACTTTACCAGCCGCCATATCACTGACATTCATACCCAGTTGCATTAATTGTTCATAACTTTCAACAGCCTTTTTGGCTATATCATTCATTTCGTCTTCGTGATCTTCCAGCCCTTTAATTTCTTTAAATGCCAGATTAATTTTTTCACTTACACTTAATGCATTCTGAGTTTCCTCTATCTCTGCTTCTGTTTCCACAATAGTGGGCTCAGTATTGGTAACCTCTTCGATAGGGGGCAGATTGAACTCTTCTTCCAATTTCTTTGTCATAACACTATTTATTACTTGCGTTTTTTGGCAACACGTTGTTTAGGCTTACGTGGTTTGTTATTTCTGAATATTTGATCTTCGTTTATCACTTTAAAACGAATTCCTTTACGTTGACACCATTCTTGTGCCGCTGTCCATTTTGCGGCATTTACGGCAGTTTGAATTGCATCTCCTTGGCTTCTGGCGTTTCTAAGACTAGTTTGAGTACTGGGTTTTATCTCAATAAGTTCTACATGATTGTGGCCGTCTCGATCTGTGTATTGTATCATAAAGTCAGGAACATAATTGTGATACTTTCCGTCTAATGGACTTCTGTAAGGTATCTTAACATTTTCACTTGCCCATTTAGTAATGTTAGGATGTGTATCACACATTCGCATAAATGCTAACTCCCAACTACTTCTGTAGGTGGGCTCTTTAGAACCAACATATTTTGCACTTTCCTGAACTAGGTATTTGCCTTGCATAAATTTTTTCATAATTTATGCCTTTATTAATGTGCTAACTGAACTCTTGGAATTTTTTAATGGTACTACTAAGTTTACCCTGTTACCAACAGGACGTAATGCATTAATGGCATCATAGGCATCTTTGGTAATTTTTAATGTATTAGTGGTTAATTCAAAAAATTCAAAAGGATGGATGCCTTGTTTTTCTGAAACTTTTAAAAGTACAATACTTAATGCATTAGCATTTGCTTCTGAAAATCCTGAACTTTCTAGTCTTAGTTTTACTTGTTCTAAAAGAGGACCATTTAAATTTTTATCTAAATCTTCTTTTTTAAAACTTCCTAAAATTTCTGCTGATGCTTGTGGTAAAGGAAAATCCACTGTGGAATTTTCTAAAAATATTGTGAGTACCTCATTGAGTACCTGATAATTTCTGCTATTACCAAATGTTTCGTATAAACTTTGACTACTCATTATGTGTTCTCATCATCATTTTCTTCATCATCATTTTCTGTACCATCAGTACCTGAATCAGGTCTAGGATTTTGTATGCTATCAACAATCTCACCTGTTATTCCGCCTAATAGAGCGTCTTTAACATCTCCACCATTTAATGCGGCTGTTAATCCATTATCTAATATTCTGCCAAAAGGACTATCTTCAAAAAAGTCTGATACTTTGCTTAAAAAACTACCTGCACCTGAACTTTCAACTTTTTCTCTTGGATTATAATACTCTTCATTAGTAAATACCGGCGGCAATATGTTCTCTTCACTAAATTGTGTAAACACCTGAGTTGCTCTGGGTCTTTCAACGATTTGTGTTATATCAGTAGGTTTTTCAGTTGCTACAGGCTTCTTGATATTTCTTGAACCTGGTAGCTCTACACCATCCATTCTTTCAAACCTATCTAAATCTGATTCGCCAAGTTCAAAATTAAGTGTATCATGTACTGTGAAGTACTCATATTGTAAACTTAAATTAAAATCTTTAAATCCGCTATCTGAATAATCTATGTCACCAAAATTTATAGTAGTAATAACTGGATTAACTAAACTATACTGAACTCCTTTATCTGCATGATAAAGAATTATATCTATTCTTTCAAAAAAGTTTTTATAATAACTTGGAGAATATCCAAATGCATCACTGTCATAACCTGAAAATGAACTATCTGTTGCATGTTTAGTTTTGTTATTGTATGCTACTATACTTTCATTTAACTGCTCAAAAGTAACTTCTCTACCAATCATTTTGTTTGTTGCATCTCTGAAATTATATGTAAAGTATTTCATTAATATAGTAAGCCACTCATTTTGTATTGTATCAAAAATAGTTAAATTAATTGGAGCATATTCTCTTCCAGTGGTAATTATTCTTTTTCTGTTAAATGAATTTTTTATTTCTGTATTGATTGATACTTCTGGTAATTGAGCTGTTCTTATTAATGAACTCAATCTTGTTCTTAATTCAACACTATCACCCAAACCTAAAAAATTATCATCCAATAAGGCTCTGTTAGGTACAAAATTTATGTACCCTTGGAACTTTTGTCGCGGAGGAGCGACATCTGGTCTGAATTGATAGGCGTTGCGAAAGTCCTTTGCATAGAACCTTCGCCCGCCACCGAATTTAAGAAACTGCATTAAGCACTCCTACTGGTATTAACCTAAAGTAGTAGAGCCTGTACTTACTGTTTCTGGGAATGGATCTCCACCAACTACTCTTCCGTTGACATCGTTGTCACCTTCGAAGTGTACTGCGTTATCGTATCTAAGGGTCATTATAACCTGGATAGGATCACTTGCCGCATAGTCGGAGTCACTGTAATCAACCTGTGTTAAAAAACATCCTTCTAAGAACCAAACTTCAGAAGCACCTGCATTGACACCATCTAAAACTTCGATTTGACAATCGAATTTGTAATCACTACCTGAAGCAGGTGTTGATTGTTGGAAATGGTTTAATTGTCTTTGAACTTGTGCGCCAACAAGTTTAGTTACTTGGTTTTGGATATCGTCCCTAACAGTTAAAGTAATTTGTTCCCAAGCATGTTTGCCTTGAACATAGACTCTTGAGTTATAACTATCAATTACTTGCTCTTCATAACTAATTTTTGGTCTTGTTACGTTTTGAACGTTTTGTGTTAAAACCTTAGTTTCAGCACTACCACCAAATTGGTTAAGCAAACTAACTCTAAACCTATATTTAAGTTTGGGCATTAATACCCCAGAACCAGTATTACCGGTTAAGGGTACACCAAATTTACTTTTGGTTTCTGTTGTTGCACTATCTACTGCCATGTTGTTCTCCTAGAACTAATTATATATTAAAGTTATTACTTCAATTATACGAATATTTATCTGATCTAAGTTAAAAAAATTAACTGGTGTTTTAATTAAAGTCATAAAAAAGGGCGGAAAAACCGCCCTTTTAATAGTTAAATTACTAGATTAACCAGTTTGTCCCAAAGTATTTTGGATTCTGATAGGTATGTAAATAAATTCAACTGCTTTGACTGGCTGTATAGCAACGTCAATGTGTAATTCATTTCTATCAATTCTTGCTGGTGTATTATTTGAAGTATCACATACTGTGATAAAGTCAAATAGTCCTCTCTGAGCAACAAGTTCGCCAAGTAGTCTATCAACTACTGATTTTGCGTTTGCTCTTGTTACTTCATCATTAGGCTCAAACAAGAATGGTTTAACTGCGTCATCTAATTGCTCACGTAAGTAAACAACTAATCTTGACACATTTACTCTATCCAATGCACTTGAAACAGGATTTAGTGTTTTCTGACCAAATACTGCTAGTCCTCTTCCTGGGAAGTTACCAATTGGGTTTACTTTGTTAATGTAAAGGTTATCTCTTTGTCCTTCACTTAAAGCAACTGGAACATACTCACTACTTGTAGGGTCTAAATAACCTACACTAGTTGCATTGTTCACTAATCCTCTTTGGAAACCTGCTGGTGCAAACCAAGGGAAAGCCACTTGGTCGTTAAATGCTAGTGTTCTCAAAGCCATATGTGAGGCAGGAACCATAACACTTGAACCGTCTAGGTTTGTTGAAAGTCCTGAAGGATAGTAAACTGCGGCGTATGGATCACTTGATACTAGACCATCTTCTCCATTTTCACCTGCATTGTTTGAGTTTGTTGCCCAATTTTTAGTACTTGTAGCATCTGATTTTAATCTAAATGGTGAATCAATAACACTGAATACAGTATTTTTTCTATCTGTACCTAAAGTAATCATTTCATCTGCCAATTCAGGATATCCAGGAACAGCCATGATATTAAATCTGTTTGTTTCATTTCTGATATCTTGATTAGATGTTACTGCTGATTGTAATTGTTTTACAACAACTGCTCTCTGAGCCTTTCTCAACATGTATGGTGAACCATCTGATCTATTACCACTATGGTCTAACCATAAACCTGTTGATGAATCATATTTTTTGACATTACCACCACTTAGTAATTTGTTCCATGCTAACATATTTGCTGGGAATAAACTTGATGATACTGCTGTACTAATTAAAGCATTACTTGAACTAGAACTTCTAAAGTCATTAAATATAATTCCATCTGGTGATACTTGGTCTGTGTTATCAACTAACACCCAAGCACTAGAGGCTCTTTTGTAAATTACTGGATAATTTTCTAAGTCACTTCCGTCAACCCAAATATCCCCATCTACTAATGAACTTACGCCATCAGATTGTAGAGTTGGTGCTGAACCTTTGACCTGAACGTCACCTGTGTAAGGTTCCCATCCAGTTGAAGCGTCATTGTAAAGTAAGTCAACTTTTTCAGTACTTACTGAACTATCATACCACAATGTACCGTCTGCTAATGTACCTGTAATAGCACTATTTTTAGCAGTAAAGCTCAATGCTTCAAAGTTACTGTAAGCATCTGCACTAGAAAGATTTAAGTTAGAAGCACCAAATCCTGAAACGTTTCCGTCTATAACTAAAACGTCAGTACCTGCACTATTAACAAACTTAATTTTTCCTGAGTTGTTTGAAGCAACAACTGTGTTTGCAAAAGTTAAAGAACTATTTGAAGCCGCTAATGCTGTATTGATATCTTGTACCATATCATCAACACTTGCATTTCCGTCTGAATCACCATCAGTGCTAAATGTTACATCAACGTTTGATCCACTGTTAATTCTTAATGAAATACTTACCTTTCCACTGTGACCAGTTAATGAAATATCTGTGTCACCAAGTGCGGCTGTACTCTCAAATTCAACAGTTGAATTACCATTGTGTCTTTTAGGGGTAAAAGTTGCTTTACCGTCTGCTTCGTTGGCACCTGATCCAGAAACATCAAAGTATATATCTCCAACTTCTGGGTTTGCACCATGTCTTGCACTACTAAATGCACTTGCACTAATAATAGAACTTTCAACTGTTTGTTCAGTAAACTGTGCTGTTGCACTATTATATAATTTTAAAGACCAAACAGAACCGTCGTTAAATGCATTAAGTTGTAGGAAAACATCTCCTGATACTAATGCACCACCACCTTGTCTTGCAATTGGTAAATCGCTGTGATCACCAATTTGAAAATCTGCTGAACTTTTTGCTGTTGACCATGCTGTTGTACCTATAAGGTTCCAAGCACTTGAACTTGTTTTTTCATAAACTTTAAATGTGGAAAGTGTATTTCCTGAAACATCAAAGTAAACAACTGCAAAGTCGTTTAATGTACCGTAACCTGTTTTAGGTGTACCGTCTGATGCTAGATCTGTTGAAGCAGGAACTTTTACAGTTTGCCTTACATATTTAGAACCATCATATTTTTTGATACCAACTACAGTACTTGCTGTATCTAACCAATATGAACCATTTGCTGGTGCAGTTGTTGGTGCTGTTGCTGAAGGATCTAGATCTGCTAAATCAATATCAGCTCTAAGTACATACGCACTATTGGCTACACCAAGAAAACTGTAAGCGGCTAGTAATCCATATTCATTTTGTTCGTGTCCGTGTAACTGAGTTCCTCCACTTGATTTAAAGACAGGATTACCATAATTTTGTAATAGTTCTCTCTGACTAGAAATTCTGTAGAGTTTATCAGCGGTTGCTGAAGTTGTATATTGTGCTGTACCTGAGCCATCTGGACTACTCTTGTCTTGAGCAGTTGCAATAACTATAAGTGGTACTGAACCTGTACCAGCAGGAGAGTAAAAACTTTCGTCTGATACACTTACACTAACTCCAGGTGAAACTAATGTTGCCATAATTTTCTCCTAATTAAGATAAATTTAAATTTCTTAAATGTATTTATCTTTTTTTAGTATTTTAGGGTATTTTAGAAAATTATTGCGTATTAGGGCGTATTATACTAATTTAAGATTTTCAACAAAGTCGCCTGTTTTCCAATCTCTAATGTTATTAACTTGTTGTTCTAAGTCCTGTAAAGACCCATTATTGTCGATTACATAATCTACTGGATAGCCTGCCCAGTTCCATTCACTTTCGTGTACGTCTCTGTACTTAGTTGTCATTATCTTCCTAGACACAACGTTTTCGTGGGCCTGACTTGCTGTTTCAAACCATTCAGGTAACTCTCCACGTTGTACCCATATAATTACACCGTCCATTTTTTTAATTAAATCAAGTTCATTTCTGAATCTAGCATCACTTACAACTACACATGGTGAAGTTTCTGACATTTTTCTCATGCGATATTCTAAACTGTTAAGCCAAATATCCTGATCAAAATGATTCCTTAATACTTCTGTACCCATAAGTTGTAATGCAAGTCTGGGAGTAAAGTTTGGAACACCTAATTTTCTGCTCCAAAACATATCAGGCATTTCACGAAAGTCTCTGCTTTCAATACTATCGCCTTCAAGCATTTCTCTAGGCCAACCAAATATACTAGAGCATACATCTTTAAGAGGGGCCGCAAAACTATCCTGCACACATCCACGTTCTACAAACATATTGGCAACTGTGTCTTTGCCACTGCCTATAAATCCGCAAATGCCTACTATCATATTATCCTATCACAAAGTTTAACGGAATGTTGCCCTCTTCCATATTATGGATACCATCTTTAAGCATTTGCATTTCATTTTGTGCTTCACCCTTTAATGTTTCACCGTTTAACTGAATTGCTCCACCGGCTCCAGGTAATCCACTTGCATACTTACTTCTGGCTTCTCCCAACATGTATTTAGATTGTGCTAATGCATATGAACCTAGCCAATTACTAGCATATACATCAGTTAAAAGAATTGACTCTGGAACAAAATTATAAACACCCACAGCAATATCTTCTTCATGTCTGATATTTCTTAAAATTTTAAGTTGCTTGGTATTTCTATTCCAGATAAAATTGTATTCACTACCAAAAATTCTACCAATAGTTTCTTTGTATTGTGCAAAGGCATCAAATACAGCAAGTCCACCAATTTGTCCTGCTTGTAGCATATACATATTGTTAAATGCTACGTCGAATGGATCAAAGTTTGTTCCACCGCCACTGTTAGTACCAATACCTCTTCTGTACAAACGTCTTACTTCTTGTACTTCATCTGGTAAAGTATATTCAGTTACGTCTTTTTGTGTTTGGAAAAATATGATACTTTCTTCTACACTACCTGCACTTAACTGTCTGTAGATAGCGATAGCCTTATCAACAGCAACATCATAATGTTCTCTGTCTAATTCAACATCTACCATTCCGTCACCAAGACGAAGTTGTAGCTCTGTTATGAGTTCTTCTCGACTTTTATATCCTATCTGATCTTTTGGCATACTACTATTTATCTAATTTTTAATTAAAATGCCTTAAGAATGATCGTGGAATCGTTAATTCTCCCATTTAATTTGATTGGCGTTGTTTTAAGCTCTTCAAATGTTTTAGCAAATTTAGTTTTAGCATTACCAGTCCAATTACTAATTTGCTCTTTAGGTTTTCTAAGTGTTTTTTGTAAACTTTCGTCAGGATTAAAATCTTGTATGGTTGTGCCTTTGACTGTTAAGCCATCTCTACCCATATTGCGTGGGTCTTTATTTATTGCGTGGTACACACCTATTTTTCTGGTTTTAGTATTGTACACCCAAAGTTCATTTGCATTTACAACCTCTGTAGGATGGATACTTGCTATACCTAATTCACTATCATTTATTTGATATTTTAATTTTTTAACAATGGACTCTTTGCTTCTTGCTCTAGGCTTACGAGCCTTTCGTGTAGTCTTTTTAGTTTCTATAATTGTATCACATGATGTATTAATTTTTTCAAAAAATGTAAAAAATTCTTTTCTCATTTTAGGTGTGAAATGAGAGTATGCTTCTTTAATATCAGGATCTTTCCATTCTTTAACTTCTAATGCTTCTTGATATTGTGGTTCAAAATCTTCTTTTATAAGTTTTGCATGATTGGCCTTTATTTCAGGTTGATACACCAACATATCTTTATAAGGATCAAAATCATTAATTGCAAATTCACCATCAACAAACTGATCTATTTTGTACTCCCAATTAGCACAGAGATCTGTAATCTGCTGTTTCATTCTTTCTTGTATGCTAATAACTTTCTTAGGCTTTTCTTTTTGCTTTTCTTGTTTTTCCTCTAATGCATTTTTGCCACGTTTTATCCATTCTTCTTTTCTTTTTTCCTGGTAGTGTGCTTGTATGCTTTCTGGCATGTATCCTAATTTATACCATACATAACAGGACAGTCCTGCCGCACTAAATGACCATTCTGGATTATTTAAAATAATTTTTATATCTTCTTTAGACCATCCTGAAGCATCTTTAATCCATAATTTACATGCATTTATAATCTTCTTACGAGGTATCTCAGTTCGTACAAAATACTCGCAACTGCGAAAAGCAGTTTCTTGCTCTGCTACATCTGTAAGTAGTGCCAATTCTTTCCATTTTGGCTCCTTTGTTACATAAATGCTTCTTTCTTTTTTTCTACGTGGCATGTGTGTCTCAATCTTCAAACATATCAGGGTCTGGATTAACATACATCATTTTTATTGCTAACGGCCAGTTATCGAACCCTATTATATCATTTTTATCTTTAAGCACACTTTTTTGCTTAAAGAACTGAGTAATACTTATCATTCCGATGAATTTTCCTGCTTTTTCACCTGCTTTATACATAAAATATGAATTTGCAAGTATAAAAAGTAAAAATAAAATATAGATATCCATAGTTCACAATTCTCCTAAAACAATAAGTTTAACAAAAACTTATTTATTTGTCAAGGAAAATTATTTGCCTTTTGAGAATCTTTTGTCTTGATTGTGAGGTAGTTGATTTTCTAGAATATTTTTCCAAACAGCAATAGTTCTGTCTAAGCCTTCACTAAGACCTACTTTAGGAAACCATCCTAATCTGCTAGTAATTTTATGATTTGTGCTATTAAGTATATAAATTTCTCCAGGACGTTTTGGTTTTGTATTCCAATTAACGTGTCCTTTCCAACCTATTTTACTAGCAATTAATTGTACATAATCTTTAATTTTAATTGCATTGTCAGGACCTATACAAAATATTTCTCCAGCACATTGTTCTGGATTGTTAATTACTGTTTCCCATGCATCTAACAAATCATCAATGTAAATAAAGTTCCTGTATGGCTCACCATATCCTAAATTTATCTCTTTTGGATTTTTAAGCATTTGTGTAATAATTTGTTCAGTAACAAAGAAGTCATTGTCTTTTCTACCGTATGCATTAGTTTGTCGTAT